CTATGCTGCAGGAACCTTCATCGCGTCGAAGGCAAAAATAACCTGAACGCCTTCTAATCCGTCGATTACTACGCGCTTGCCAGGAGCGTATGTGAACGAAATAGGAGTATTGACTTCCTTAGTACCGATGACCTCAACGTCGTCGATGATCGCCACCCTCTCGACGCTTACCGAGCCTGGCTGGGCGACGATCCTTCGCGTAACTTCCCTGCCCATTTTCGACTTCAGATAACCAGTGAACTGCACGACTGAATTCACCTCGTGAATTTCATAGGTCAATTCAGTCAGGATGACAGCCTGTTTGCAGGCAGTTCGACCGGGATTGCATTCAACCGCAGTTGATATAGGGAAAACACCTTCATATTGAATGTCTCCGGGTTGGCCATCTGCAGGCATCTCAGTTCTCGGTAGGCCTGAGGCAGCGGGGTTATTCGCGTTCTTGGCACCCTGAAAAGTGATGGTATACGGGAGAATGTGAACCGGCTTATGCTCGATCGCGGAACACGAAGCGAGCAATACAGCGCTAATCAGCAGCAAAATTTTATTCATAAAGCCTTCCTAACCTCTCCAGTCCATAGTCCATAAAGCGTTGTCCACCGTCCAATTCGGAGGAGCGCCAGTATTATGATATCACTCAAACGATACTTAGCCTCTGCACCACCAGCCGGCAATCCAGTCAGAATAATTGTCCCAGGGACGAAGGCTCCCAACTTGTGATCACCAACTCGCCACTCGCTTCTGTTCCACTTCCTCGCGGGTTACCAACGCTGTAACGAATGTTCACCTCGTCGAAGTGAAAGCCCTTGAACACCTCTCTAATGTCCGGGTGATCGTTGATGCTCACCATCACCTTGCCTTTACACCGGTGCATGAATTCCGCCATGCGCTCGTAATTTTCAAACGGGAAATCCACCCCATAGCCTGCAGTCTCCCAATATGGCGGATCCATATAGTGGAACGTGTGCGCACGGTCGTAGCGCTCGGCACATTCGAGCCAGGGCAGATTTTCGACATAAGTGCCTGACAGACGCTGCCATGCGGCTGAAAGGTTTTCTTCGATACGCAGCAAATTGATTGCAGGAGCCGTCGTAGCGGTACCGAAGCTCTGCCCGGTGACCTTTCCGGCGAAGGCATGATGCTGCAGGTAGAAGAACCGAGCAGCTCGCTGGATATCTGTGAGCGTTTCCGTTCGGGTCATCTTCTGCCACTCAAATATCTGGCGTGAGCTGAGCGCCCATTTGAACTGTCGCACGAACTCTTCGAGATGGTTTTGGACGACGCGATAGAGCGTAACCAGATCGCCATTAATGTCGTTCAGAACCTCCACGGGCGCGCCCTGCGGGCGAAGGAAATACAGGGCTGCCCCACCGGCAAAAACTTCGACGTAGCACTCATGGGGCGGAAACAACGGTATCAAGCGATCAGCCAAGCGGCGTTTGCCGCCCATCCATGGAATGATGGGAGAAGACATAAAAATAGGCCTTAATACTGTATGAATAAACAGTACCCATCATACCTGTTTTTCTATGATGGCGATGCGCCTTTGTGCAATGTTTTAGAAACTTTAGAACCGCCTGTGAGCTCCGGCCACAAAGGCTTTGAGCCGACTAGGCACAGGCCAACCTTTGCTGCAATACAGGGGCAAATTTGATGCGGTCAGAATTTGAAAACCAAGCCAAAGCAAGGTTTTTCAATTTTTCATCCAATGAAACCGGGGTACTGAGGGAATTACTTGAACTGGAAGCGTGTGATGGTCCAGTGCACCCTAATTGCAATTCGTCGCAATTTCTTGCACTCAGTGCAATTGCCAACCACCCCCTGAGGCCCGCAGCCGGCGTGGCCTGGAGCGTGTATTACACTACCCGCTACCTTTGCACTAAAAAGGGACACAAAGCCCGTCGGCGGGAGGGGGATAAGTGCTTTTCCAGGTGTTTTTTTGTTCCAGCATCGGATTTCTCCGCCATGCATCAGCCCGCCTTTTATCGGCGCACGGTGACATTCACACTCGCGAGCCAATACACTGTCTATTCGTACAGTGTTTCAGTGGAGGGTAACGGTTATGGATGTGGTGACTTTGGAGAGGACAGCGGCGATCGCGACATGGAAGGTTTTGCTCAATGACCAGGTGGCCCTATTCCGCAACCCCGGCGCTCAGCATAAAACACTGCTGAGCAGCGCCCATACCCTCCATCGGTTCCACCTGATCGACAGCGACGACCTGAGTGACCTCTTGGAACTGGCTGACGGGGCACTTGCATATGCTGTCGAAGCGCAGCTCGATCAGGTTGATCAGGAGCGGTGAGAATGGCCTACATGACTTACAGCGGCCCAGCTGACGTTGTTTTGGTAGTCGGTGCTCAGCGGATTGATTTGCCAGGTCTGGCGATAAATCTGGGACAGACCCACACCGCTACGTTTCGCTTGGGAATCCTACCCGATCACCCAGAGCGAGAGCGGTGTTCGTGGGTAGACGTTAACTTGCCAGATGGCAACAGCGAATCAGGCGTGGTGACTTATACGGCCTATGGCATGCTGGTGTTCAAGACCCATGATGAATGGGGCATGCCCTGGAAGCAGTCATGAACCTCCGCACGCTGGAAATTGCCTCTGGGATCCGGGCTGAAGTCCTGAAAATCCTGTTAAGCATCGAAGCAGCTGAATCCATCCAGGCCATAAATATGACGAGCCACCGTGCGGAAGGGTTTGTACTGGGCTTGGAAACAGCAAGCGCCCTCAAAAAGGAGATCATAGAGATGCTCTACATCGGTTTTGAAGCTGCGACTCAGGACCGGCGTGCACATTTACAGAAGTGGTGAATTTACATAATCGGCGGACACCGAGCGAGATTGAAGGCTCCACAGAACACATTTCCTCGCGTATAAATCTTAGCCGCTAGCTGTGTCAGCATGCATGCAAAAACTACAAGCCAAATCGGAAGGAACCAGAAATGCCTTTTATGGATGTTAGGATCGACTTCTCAAGAGACTATCTAGATTCGGTCTATCAAAGTCTCAAGGCGGCAGGTTGGAAAGGAGACCGTGAAGACAAAGACATCGATATTGTATTTACAAATTTCAAACGTCGTCATGTCACGGCAAAAAAAAGAGACGTTTACATAAGTAGACACTTAAATTGCCCCAGAGAATTCCGCGATGCTTACAGAGCTATTATTGATAAAATTGAATCCGGCGATACAGTAAAACCCCATTTGAGCCGATTCCTAAAAAAACCAGATTTCAATGACCTATTCTTAAATGATTGGGGCATACATCACCTACACCTTAGCTTAGTTGAGGAAGACGATGGATACTGCGAGCGAACAGGCCCGGTACTCCTGGTGAGGTTCGAAGAAAATTACGCATTGATTATTGATATTCGAATGCACGGAAGCGCGAATCTGTGGGTGCAGAAGGACATTCTGGACAATATTCGTATCAACTGGCCGGACTGGATGGACCGTTTCAGGGTTCGTGGGGCGGGAAGGCAAGATGATCTTAGCGAGTCTGAGCGCAAGAGGCTCAGGAGTGTGCGGATGAATACATGGGTCAAATTGTCCGACGGCAATTTATACGTGGGGCCAGGCATGGGGCTCACTACAGCTGGCACCTCAACACTAGCGACCATGAATGCTGATAAGGCCATGCATGTAATCAGAGAGACAGAAAAACAAATCAAGAATGACCCGACCTATTACAAGCGGGTATTCTGGGGCGACCTCGCTGCATGGCCATTTAGATTGGAGGTTAAACTTAGCTGCATTGGTGATAACTACTATGCTGTTGTTAAGCATTCTGGAACAGCAATGTCCGTGTATGCCCAATGGCCTGCAGTAAGTTCGGATGCACAGGTGTGCCATAGGCGCATTATGAGTTTTTCAGCATCCTCTATAGCCTCCATTTCGCAGCTCTAGATTTAAGCCTCAGGCAGTCACGCTTCCCAGCTCAGCTGACAGCAAGGCAGCTTTAGCGGCATCCGCTGTAAATGCAGCAGCGTTGACCGGCGGCTGGCCCACCTGTGGGTGAACATGCGCCGCTATCTGCGTGTTCATCTCCTGCAGCAGGTCCAGCGTGTCACACAGCACACGAAAAATGTTCACGCCTGCAGATCCGACGTGGTTTTTCGGTGCGATCAGTTGCTGGCTCATCCCCGCCACGCTACGGCGCAGGCCCGCGATCTTCTCCTGCATGTCGCCACCCACCGCCGCGTTGTGGGTCTTACCCACAACCAGGTTGAGGTCGCGCCCCGTCGCCTGGTGCATATCGTCGACGGCAGCGAGCGTGGCGGTACCGGCTGAATTGAGCTTGAGCGCGCCCAGGGCGTTGATCCGCTTGATACCCCCCACTTCCTCGGTGGAATGGTTCTCCACCTCCTGGACGTGGCTCTGGTACTTCTCGCTATTGCCCAGGGCTTCCACTTCGCGCTCCAGCGAATGGTCGCGGATCTTGCCATCTGTGAGGCGCAGCCAATTGCCGTCCGCGTCGACGCGCTGCTGCACGGCGTCACTGTGTTGCCACACTTGGTCACCCTTCGGCACCTTGGGAAGGCTCAGGCCATGCGGCAGGATCGTCTGGATGTAGGGCTTGCTGGGCGAGCCATACGCGAAGCACACCACCACTTGAGTGCCTTCCTGGGGAAACGCAAACATGCCCATCTCTTCACCACCCGAGGGCAGCGGCAGCGGCACACCGGTGAGCCTTGGCACGGCAGGATCTGCTTCACCGTCCTGGCCAAGTACTTCGATGTCGACCGCGTAGCGCGGGCGGAAGTCGTCGCACATGGATGCGTCAGCGGGAGCGTCAGCCACCCCTACCACGCGGGCAAAGCGCGGCAAGTGGTAGCCGCCGGTGAGTTCAGGATAAAGGCGTTCTACGCTGCGCTTGATTGCGTCGTCCATCGGATGGCCATCTGTGTGCCGGCAAGCGTGACACTGGTGATCCGCTCGCCCTGGTTGATTGATGCACCTGGTCTCAACCCGGGTAGGGCCGAGACCATCGCGCTTTGATTGCCCTGGTAGCCGTCAAACAGGCTGACCGGCAGTTGCAGTGCTGGGCGAACGCCAAAGAAGCTGTCTGCCCAGGAACCCACAAATACTTCCCCGTCACCCTGCTGCTGCCAGATAAAGTCAGGGATGCCGAACACGGTGCCCATGCTGTCCATGGCCTGATAGCCAGCTGCCAGGCTGTAGAAGTACGGGGCTTTAACCTTGGTGTATGGCTGATCCGGGACACGGAAACGCAGCCCGGTTTTGCCGCTGATATCGGTCAGCACGGCGCGCAGGTCGACATGGCGCAGGTTCATTGGCATGGACTTGGCCAACACGGCGGCGACCTCTCGGCAGAACACGATCTGCTCCACGCCATTAGCCGCGGTGCATCGCTCGACGTAGCCAATGAAGTGCCGCTGCAGCGCGGATTCGTTGTAGCCGATGTCCAGTGTGACCAAACCGCTCACCTGGGCCCCGGCCTGAATGGTAAAAGTCGCCCGCCCGGGGCTTTTCAGGTCCAGGCGCACGTCGTCATTCACCAGGGGAACCACCACGCCGCCGATCGTCAGCACTTTATGCAGCTTCATGCTCATGAGGTCGGCCCCAGGTAGGTGTCAACTTTCTTGAGCAGGTTTTCAAAGCCGGTCAGCTCTTGCGGCGCGCTCGATCCATCACCGGGGCCGGCCACGCCGTCACCTGGTGCGGATTGCGACGTCACCGGGTTGCCGGCGCGCCGGTTTTCGACCTTCTCCGGGTTCGACAGCTTCTCGGACAGCGTGAACTGGATGATCCATTGATTCAGGGTGTCGTCTTCCCGGGCGCTCACACCGTCGGTGAATTCCACCTGGCGGATGCCGAAGGCCTCGGCGGTGTCGTTGACGATCCGGTAGGTCGTCCGCTGGCCACCGCCTTGGGTGCTCTCGGCCAGACGCATTAGCGTGCGCAGGTTGGTCATGTCCTTGAAGGGAATATTCAACGAGACGGTGAGCGTCTTGGGCTTGAATCCCTTGTGCGACGTCTCGGTTCCGCTGGTTTGCCCGGACATGTCGTCGCTTTCGATCTTGAGGTTACCCGTCACCTTCAGACGTTTGCCAATAATCTGTTCACCATTAAGCAGCAGAGTCATAGGCCCACCAGTTCGCGAACAAAGCTCAGCCCCTGCAGGGATCCGACCAGCATCACCCCGGACGACAGCACCCATTCATGCCCTGGCGCGTCGTCGCCCTGCAGCAGCTGGTCGCGCAGTTCGCTGGCATCCCCTGGACCCAGCAAACGGGACTGCATGCTGGTGTCGGGTGTGCCGCCGGCCAGCAGCTCTTTCAGCTCATTCAATTTCGAATCCTGCCCCACGGCCTGTTCGGCTTTGCGCTGGACTAGCTCGGCCAGGTCATCGAGCGGCGAACTGTCGGCGGCGTAGCTCTCCAGGCGGGCCAGTTGCCCGTTGATCGAGGCGCTGGCCTCTTTTAGAACGGTGCAACGCTCAAGCGGCAGATCCGCCCAGGGCGGCAGCGCTCCCACCGTCGGCAATTCCCACTTCGAAGTGTCCAACTCGAACAGATGCTGGGCACGGCGTTCCGCCTTCTGCAGCTCGGCAATGGGCATCAAGGCGTTGAATTTAGACAGGACCCCGGCCATCTGGTCGAAGCGCGTGCCCAGGAACAAAATCACCAGGGCGTATTGCTCGCCAGTCGGGTGCGCCGGATCCGCGCTGTCCTGCAGTTTGTCGGCCAGTCGTTGCACCAGGTTCGGCGCTGACAGGAAACGCTGATAACCGGTGCCCTGCCCTACGCCGCTCTGGAACGGTGTGACTACAAAGCACTTGGGGATCTCGCCAAACTGGCCGTCCAGCGCGGCGCGCCCGCTGGCCACCACGCCTTTGACGGCCTCACCAATAAGGCTCAGATCCGTGGTGACCTGACCTGCAAGCGAGCCCAGGCGCTCGGACGCACTGTCGAGCTGGGCGGTGGCCATGTCCTTGGCCGCGCTCATTTGGTCCATCCAGGCGGTGGCTTCGGCAGGCCACTGCATGGTTACGGGTGTCCAGTTCACTGCGCAGCATCCGTCACTTCGGCCAATGCGACCTGGTACGCCGTCATGAAGTCAGCCTGGATATTGATACCCACCTGCAGCGCGGGCGTATCGGCGTTTTGGATAGCGTTAGTAACCACGCGCTCGGCACGAAAGCAGCCACGACGGTGAACGGCCAACGCCTTAGCGATCGGTTCCATTTGCTCCAGGTTCACCACTTCCCAACTGTTGTCCGCTTTCAAATCAGTATCCGGGATCAAGCCATTTTTCAGGTCGGCGTAGGCGATGTTCAGTTGCGCCTGGCTCTGGCGGTCAGTCAACAACCGCATGCCTCCCTCAAGTTCCAAGCCTCCCGTCTCGATCAGTAGCCGGTAGGTGGCCAGCTCGGCCAGCATCACCGGCTGATTCAGGCCCACCACGACCTGGTCAGCTGCTTGCTGGCTTTCGGCAGGAAACTCCGCCATGTAAGGCACGTCGGTGTTGCTGACCATGACGCCGCCGTCAGTCATTGCATGGATGTAGTACATATGTACTCCTTACGAGATTCGCCACAGATCGTTCAAGTCGGTGCCGCCCAAAATTGCGGTGCCCGCGAACAGATACATTTCATCGTTGATCACCACGGCAGAGGCGTTTTCCCGGCCAGGTGCACCGTTGCCCAGCGCCGTCCAGCTGTTAGCCCCGGCGTCGTACACCCACAGGTCATTGCGGTAACGATCGCCGTTGTTTGGGGAAGCCCATTCGCCGCCGTAGATGTACATTTTCGAACCGATCGCCACTGCGACGTGGTTGTGTCGCTGTGAAGCCCCAACTCCGAGCTGCGTCCAGGTGTCGGTAGCGGGGTCGTAGTAGTACAGGTCGTTGAAGTAGCCCGCCCCACGGTTGCCACCAAAGACGTACATCAGCCCATTCATGACTACAGCGGTATGGTCCATGCGCGAGTTGGTAGCGGCTTTGAGTTGCTTCCATTTTTTGGTAGCAGGGTCGTACTCCCACAGATCCGGACAGTGACTACCGGTCGATCCGCCATAACCGCCGTACACGTAAAACTTGGAGCCGATGACCACCATTGATGCGTTGTAGACGCTAGGACCGACGGGCAACTCGCTCCAGGTGTTGAGCGCCGGGTCATAGACGTAGAAGGTGTTGGCGATGGTTGAACTCGACGACCCGGCCACGAATCCGTAGCCGCCCTGGACATACATTTTCCCGCCATAGGCGACGGCGCAGTGCCCCCAACGGCTTGCTGGGCCAGACGCGAGCTGCGCCCAGGCATTAGTGGCCGGATCATAGACCCACAGATCCCCAACGAAACCGCCCGATCGATATTGCCCACCGAAGGTGTAGATCTTGCCGCCAATAGCCACCGAAGCATGGTTATAGCGCGGTGTCGCGCCGCCGTTCAGTTGGGTGAAGATGCCCTTCAACTGGTCGCTGGTGGTGAAACGAACCACTGGCGACCACTCGGTTTCGCCCAGGACACGACCCCTTTTTTTCATCCGGGCGTAGAACTGCGTGGCGTTGGCCAACGCGACTTCCGGCGTGTAGCTGACCAGTTGGCTGGTGCTCCAGCCACTGTCCAGGGCAACGGTGGAAAAGTCAGCAAGCATCGAGACCTGCCAGCGACTGCCAATATGTTCGTCCGTGCCTCCGGACACGGCAAAGGCATCCGAGGTCAGGGTCTGCCGGGAGCTGACCTTCGTCTGACCGTCGGTTGGGTTGATGATCGCAGGCCGACGGATATACACCGCTGCTGTGTTGAACGAAGCCGAACCCCAGGCAGACGACAAGGTTGCGCCGATCTGCATGGCCCGAGGGAAGTACTGCTTAGAAGGCTCCAGGTGATAGCCCGCATCACCGATGTTGAACGACGTCAGCTGTGTGGTACTGGTGATGTCGAACACCAGGTCAGTAAATGCAGCGTTGCGTGACAGCTGCCAGCGGGTCTTAACGTGCGTATCGAAGCCAGCCGGAAAAACCGTGAAGGCCGAAATGGTCAGCGTGGGTTCGAAGGTGATGCCGGTTGCACCAGGTGCAGGCCCGACGATCGTCGGCTGCTGGATGGTGGCCGAGCCCAGCGGCACTTTGAGCGCCATTTTTGCCGCATCGCGCTGGACCTCGAGCGCTACCAGTCCCGCCGGCGCATCAGACGGAATAGTCAGGGTCAGGGTGTCAGCAGACAGTGCCACGGTACCGACACTGGTGGTCGCCTTGTAGGTGCTAAACCGGTGGTAGTCCGTGATTTTGTAGGTGTTGGTCGTGCCCGGGTAAATCAATACCGGCCCGTCAAGACAGATCGAAACCGGCGGCGTGTAGTCGCTTTTGTTGAGCTTTTTTTCCAGCTCGGCACGAATGCCGGTCAGATCCGCCGCGATCTGGGTAAAGGTGTCCGTAAAGTCGAACTGCCAGGTGCTCGCCGGCACCTGGATACCGGTCAGTGCCTGTGCCCCGTTGTAATCCAGAATGATGTTGCGGGTCAGGTTGTTGCCGAACTGCAGCGGCGGGATTTCCTGGCGTTTCTGCTGCAGGGGCACATAGGCCGCGATCAACAACACCTGTTCGGTAGTTTCCAGGCCGATCCAGTTGAAGTCGAAATCCCCGACGGTGCTGTCCAGCATCAGGCTGTAAACCACCTTGTTGGGTGACAGATAGCCTTCGCGGGTCACATCTTTGCGATGCACGATCTGTTCGGCAGCGGGCAAGCCGGCACTGCGGTCGATCGGCAACGAGGTGTCGAGGCCTGGAATGTTGGCCAGGACGAAGCGCGCAACTGTCAGCACTTCCTGTTTGCTTTGTTTCAGAGCGATCAGGCTTTCGCCTGCAAGGGTAATACTGGCACCCATGGGGATTCCTTTAGCGAGTGACCAGGGTCATGTGGTCGTGGTTGAACTCGAAGCTGGCCAACTGCAGGCCGATCGTGTGGAAGTCGTCGAAGCGAGCGGTCAGCGTGGCGTGGTCGTGGCCGAATTCAGCGGCAACGAGGTCGAGGGTCAGTTCAGTGGTGCCCACCAGCTCGTAACGGCGGCAGGTGCGCCCGTACTGGTGGACGATGATGTCGATCAGCGTGGGGTTGTTCGAAAGCTGCTCGTCCGAGAAATACAGCTGGACGATGTCCCAGTCCCGGTCGGGCTGGCGTTCCTTGATCTTCACGTCACCGACGCCCAGGCGCTGCAGGATCCGGCGAAAGCCCGCCACGGATCCGGCGTCGACAGCGTTGACAAAGGCGTACTTCACACGCAGCCGGTACAGGCTTTCGGGCTCGCCGTTGTACCGGCTGATATCGCGCTGCCAGGCGAGCAGATCGAGCACCGACAGGTGGCACGTTTCCGGGTCCATCTGCAGCAGTGGCCAGCGCATCCAACTTTCGACAGACTCCCACCACGCCTGGGCGCTCGCCTTGAGCTTGGTGGCCTCTTCGCCGTCCAGCCAAAAAGGCAGTTCGAGTTTGATCATGGGTACACCACTGCAAGCGTCTTCAGCCGAGGGATGTCCAGCGCCGAGAGGATGTCGTCGTTAAAGAACTTCAGCGATTCGATGCCCGGGAATTGCTCGTGCAACTCCTCAGTCAGACGGCTAAACGAAAACCGCGACTGTGGCCAGGTCAGCGTCGGCGCGTAATCGCTGCCAGTGCTCTCCCGGAAAGCGGCTCGAACGAACAGCGCAATATTCGCCTTGAGGTCAGCCAGGCCCTGTTCGGTCTGGTTGGATTTGGGCCATACCTTGAGTTCAACACTGTGGAAGGTTTCAGGCATGGCCATGACCAGTAAGTCGTCACCGTGTCCGTGGTTGCCCTCGTCCATGATGCTGGCGTTGATTTGCACCAGGTAGCTGTCAGCCGGCACATCGGCCTGGAACAAAACATAGGCATTCGCGCTGCCGGGACCGCGTGGGGCCCCGTGCTCGAAGTACACGCCATTGGTCGATACGGCAGGGAACGCGGCAATCAACGCGCGGTAAACGGCGTCGGTGTGCCACTGGTTGACTGCGCTGAACTGGTTACGAGTGCGCAAGCGCAGATCCTCGTCCAGCTCGGCGTCCGAACCCGGGCTGGCCAGCCAGCCGTCGAGGTTCACCACCTGGACAACGCCCGGTACCGGCACGGGCAACACGGCGTAATAACCCGGGGCGAGGTTGAAGCCGCTACCCGCCTCGATCGCCATAGCCGGAACTGATACCTGTGACTCGCCTTCAGCAAAGCTGGCCAGCGCCGTGGTGACCAGCTCGTAAACGTTGCCGTTGATGGCGGGCGACTGAACGCGGGTCCCGATCGGGATCTCAAACGAACCCACGGTCGTGGCTCGGCTGAATAGCAGCGTGCCGATCGCCTTGGTTGGGGCTTTGCGTTCGACGTTGACCGCCCAGGCCAGCATGTCTAACCAGGTGCCGCCGGCCGTCTTCACAAAGAAGTTGGGTAGCACGGTGTCACTGACGAAAGTCAGGATCCACAGCACCGGTTTGGTAACCAGCGCCGTGACCACCCGCCAGAACGGCGAATACGCGCTGGTGTTGGCCAGCTTGCTGCCCTGGGCGGTGACTTCGGCTTCCCACGCTGCTTTGAGGCCCGCTTCGGTGGTCGGAATGCCGGAATCAGCCAGCGCCTGCTTGAAGTCGACAGTCATAGGGTCACCTGCAGGTTACCGAACTGCGACGTGGTGGCGGTCACCAGGTACTGCCCTGCAGAGACCTCTGTGATTTTGGCGGTACCGGGCACCAGACGAACGTCGTTTTCAACCAGCAGCTCCAGTTGCTGGATGCAGTCGCGCTGTTTAAGACGGTTGCGCTCGGCCACCAGCGTCACCAGCAGACCGCTTTCGCGGATCATGTGGCCAATGTCCTGGGCAATGCAGGCCCGATCCTCTACAGGCAGCGGCTGACGGGACAGGTCTAGTGCCAGATCGTTTTCAGTGATCAGCAGATCGATGTATTCGCTCATCCGCTCACCGCCATGCTCATCATGTTTTCGATTTCTAGCGGCGTCATAGGCTTCGCCGTGTTGATGTTGATGGTGTCAACGTGGGTGCCCTTGTTCTGGGTCTGGTTGTTGGTGTTGTTCTGGATGCTGCGCAGCAAACCGCCCTGGGGCACGGCGGTTGCGCGTGTCGGGGCAATGCTCGCGGTGGTCGCTGCCATCTTCTGGCGCGCCTGCTCGGCCTGTTCCGTCGGCGCCGGTGCCATCACCAGCGGCGGGACCGCTGACAAGGCAGGGCGAATCCCCGCCGGCAATTGGGCAGCCTGCAGCGCTCGATCTACTGCAGGCGTACTCGGCAACGGGGATTGACTACCTGGTGCAGCCGGCGCGATCGGGATCTGCGTTTCCATGCCTGGGATCTCCGGCGCTTTGGGCATGTCGCCAAAGGTCGTATCGATGTTCACGCCGGGGATCTTGTTCAGTAGCTGGATCAGGCCCTTGAGCGCGCTGCCAATCAGGGCGAACGGCGACACGTTGGTCAGCGCCCAGATAAAGGCGTCCCACACCGTGTTGGCCGACGTTGTGACACCCACCATCTGCGATAGCCAATCGACAACCTGCAGTCCAAATGCGGCGACCTGCTGCATACCGACCCACAGGACGTTGAGCACTGCGCCAAACACCCGGAGCAACAGCACGACGGGGGTCAACATGGCCACGATTGCCTGGAACCAGGCGGTGTCGCCAAAGGAAGCTTTCAGGCGGTCCCAGTAATAGATCCCGACACCGATACCGATCACCAGGGCGGCGATCGCAATCACGATCAAAGTGATCGGGCTGGCCAACATCGACAACATGCCGATCACGCTACCGATAACCGTCAGCGCCCCGATCGCGACCACCAGTGCCAGAATGCCAAGGGTGACCATGGCGATCATGCGGGTCAGGTTCGGAAACAGCTGGGTCCAGCGGGTCAGCGTGCTGGCAATGCCGGTCAGCTTCTCCATCAGCGGGGCCAGCATGGGAATGAGCGCTTGGCCGAAAGCAATACGCAGCGCCTGGACGGCTGCGCCGAACTGCTGCCATGGGTCCACCATGGCCTTGGCCATCTTCTCGGCGTTCTCCAGCCCCCGCACTTTGCCCAGCTGCTCGAGGCCGTTTTTGAAGCGGTCGGTATCCTTGGCCAGGGCAGTGATCACCCGTGCCCCTTCCCCGCCAAAAGCCTCGGTCAGCTTTGTGCCGGCAGCGGCGCTGTTCAGATCGCCAAACTTGCCTTCCAGCTTGCTCAGGATGTCCGCCATCGGGATCAGCTGGCCGTTCTGGTCGGTGAATTTCATCTTGAGCTTTTCGGACGCTGCGCCGATGTTCTCGAAAAACGACTTATACAAGCCGCCGGCGTCTCCGCCTTCCATGGTGCTGCTCAGGGTGCCGATCACCGCGAACTGCTCGGCGATATCGACACCGGCCGTATTGGCGATCTGACCCACTTCCTTGAAGGCATCCTTGAGCTGCGCACCGTCCGTGCGGAACAGTTGCGCCGCCAAAGCCGTCTGGCCGCCCAGCATTTCGACCCACTTGCTTTTGCCCATCTGGTCAGCGGACGTTTTGAACAGGTTGTACATGGTGCCCACGTAGGCACTCATGGTGTCGGCGTCAGATTTGGTGGCCTTGGCCAACAGGTTGCTGGTGTTGGTGAAGGTCGCCAGCTGGTCGCCGGTCAACCCCTTGATCGCGCCAGAAATGCTGTAGGCCGACGCCACAAAGTCGCGGGCGTTCTCGCCGTAAGCGACGGAGAATTCCAGCGATTTGCGGTTCAGGGCGTTCAATGCGTCCTCGGCAACGCCCAACGATCGGACGTCGCCCAGGGCGCGGTTCATTTCCAGCGCCGGTTCCAGTGATTCGGAGATGGCCACGCCCGCCCCCACCATGCCAGCCAGGCCCGTGCCCATCTTCATGATGTTCTGCTGGCCTTGGGTGGCCAAGTCGGTGAACTTGGTTTTCACCTTGCCCAAGGGCGCGCTGACCTTGTCGGTCAGACTGAGGATGAATGCCAAGCGGGCGCTGCGGTCAGCCATTGGGTTTTATCCGTTCAGCGCATAGGCGATGCCGTTTGCAACGGCGATCTCCATGCGTCTCCAGTGTTCGTCCTCCAGCCACTTGGCCAACCCCATGTTCTCGATCGTGGGTTCGGCACCAGGTAGCCAGCGGGTCGTCATGGCCAGCAGCTGGCCAAGTCCGTCCTCGGTCAGTCGCTCTGCGTGCTCGAGGGCTTTTTTACGACGAGGTCGATGTCCGGCGAGTACTCTTCAAGCAGCGCCCCGGCCACCTCCATCACGGTCGTCGGGTTTTCCAGAAACGGCTTCAGGGTGGCTTTTTCGAGCTGGTCGACGGTGGTCATCAACAGGTTCCGTGCCGGCGCAACCTTGTTGTTATTCGTGATGCTGTTGAAGTACTTGGTCACGTCCTGGGGGGTCATGCGGAAGGTGAATTCCTTGCCAGCAAATTCCATCGTGATGTCGCGGTTTACTTCGCTCATGGTTCGTATCCGTAGGGGTTTTGGGTTTGAAAAAAGTGGTTAGGGTTTCGCCGGCGGTCGCTGGACCACCGTGCGGATGTAGTCCTGCAGGCCGAGCACCATCTGCCGGGTTAGGGCGAGCTGGCTTCGGAGGGTGAAATAATCCGATCGAGCGTCAGCTGCGAGTTCGGCGGATCCAGCATCAGCCACGCTGCCGGTGCTGGTGGCACCAGGTACTGCGGAGGCGGTGGGGCAACTGGCTTTGATGAGCAGCCGCTTATCGCGAGCAGCAACATCACGCTGCAGAGCTTTGTTCTGATCGAGCGCATTGTTCAGCTCCAGGGTGTGTTTCAAGTCGTTTGCGTCACGGGCGGCCAGCATCTCGCCGGAGATCCGCGCCGCTTCGAGAAGGCCATCGCGCTCAGTGGTGACAGTGCCCAGATCGAGCACGGCGGCATCACGCTCGCCCCGTGCCTCGTCGCGCTGATCAGCGACGTAGTCAAAAAGGATGTACGCGGCCAGGCTGGCCAGCAGTAAGAACAGGGCAAGGCGCGGCAGTGAAATAGTCATTTGGCGCACAGCTCCGCTTCTTTCAGCCGCCTGGCGAACAACCCGGGTACGAATTTCTTTTTGCCTTGGGCGTCGGTGACGTAGGACCAGACCGGCGAACCGTCAGGCGCACGGGCCAATGCCCTGCAGCCCTCTGCGATGCGGCCTGAATTGATCAGGCCCACGGCGCGACTGGCGCACGTCGAAGGCACCCCGACGTTGTGGCCATGGCTGCTCAGGGCGTCGAACGTGTTCTGCCCGATCGCTTGGTTCGTCAGGCAGTCAGCCAGGGCCAGTTGGCCTTTCTCGATCACCAACTGCTCTACCTCGGCGCAGCGCTCGTCAGACCAGTAGTCACCAACGATCACGGGATACGGGCTGGTGTGCTTGGTGATGCCCTTGCACACGGATGGCAGACCCCGGGCCAGCTTGTCGGCATATACGATGTTCTGGCCGTTGCCTTCCCACGTGCCCAGGAACAGCACCAATGACGAACTGCACAGCGTGATTGCGCCGGTAGCGATCTTCTGGCGCAGGTTCATGGCAGCCACACCCGAAGCAATGCCGGCACTGCCATTTGCAGCACGCAGCCCGCGATTGTCAGGATGGTCAGCAGTCGGGTGACCTTCGACCCGATCTCATTGACCGCGACCGTCAGCTTCGCCTGGCCAGCGCCCAGCGCCTTGAGCTGAACGTCAGTGTTTCTGAATTGCTGCTCCAGCATCGAAACGCGCGTCGGTACGGTTTCGTGCCGGGTCGTTATATCGTCAAGCCGATGTTCGGCCACTGCCATTTGCTGCTCCAAACGCCCAAGGCGCTCGGGATCAGCGCCAAGGGTAGGACGCGACGGGGTTGGTCTTTGACCTCTGGTCATCGGCGTTTTCCTTGCTCAACAAGCGTCTGGCAGGGTACGCAACGCCGGATCCCGCCCAGCGCCTGGCGCTTTTCAGGGATCGGCTTGTTGCAGTCCTCGCAATGGGTGCGGCTTGGCCCGGACGGGCGCGCACAGGCCAGCTGCGCCGCGATAGCCTGGTCACGCTGCCGTTGCTCCAGCGCCTGGGCGCGATCGAACGGGCAAACCATCAGGTCAGGCCCTCGATTTCAGCAGCGTCCAGGTACGGCACGCCGTTGATCTTGATGAAGTCCGGGCTGGTGACGTCGTACGGCACTTTGTGGGTGTTCTTTGTGCCGCCCTTCGGGTCGATCGTCAGGATGTTGGAGAGGCGCAATTTGCAGCCGAAGGCCTCAATGCGTAGCTCTTCCTCGCCCGCCTTGGCGAAAAACACCGAGTCGAACGGCTCCAGGGAGCGAAAGCTGCCGGCAGTCTTCGCCGCTTCGATCAGCAGGTTGAAGTTCGTGGTGTCGAACTCCATTTCGCCTGCAGCAGCAACGTCACCTTCTACGTGGCCGTTTGGCACGCCCCGGGTTTGCGCCACGGCAGTGTTGTCAGTGATATCCAGGGTGCAAGCTTCGACGTGGACAGTCAGGTCGCCCAGGGTGATGTCGAAGTTCTTACCGCCAATCTTTGCAGCCATGCGGGTTTACTCCGTAGCGGTGGTCGAAAGGTCCAGTGCGATGTTCGCGGTCAGGGCTTTCGGGCAGTTGAGGGGCTTGACGCTGATGTAAACCTCGATCTCGGTTTTACTTTTCCAGGTCAAGACGATGGCGTTGTCTGCAGGCGACTCGATCTCACCCGGGAACACCTGGCCAGCGAACGTCGTGGACTTGGCCATTGCTCGCAGCGGCGTCATGAAGAACGTTTTGTTGGTGGCCATGCTGTTCGCGCTGCTGTTCAGGCGGCGGTCAGCCACGCGGCGGATCAGCAGCGGGCGCACCCGGCGGGCGGCCTTGTCAACGATGCGCAGGTACTCGATCACCTGAAAGTCGCTGCCCGGGGCGTCGAGCATGTTGCCGTCACCCCAATAAACGCCCGGATAATCGGTGTAGGTCTGGCTGACGGAAAAACGCGACTTGTCCAGCTCGATGCGAACGGATCTATCCAAGGGCACGCCGTCTTTGTCCTGGGGGACCGGGCCAAGGCCCGCCACCGCGCCAGTGGCAACGCGCATCGGGCTGTCAGCAATACTCACAGCCGAGTTGGCCAGACGCCCCGCCAATACGCCCAAGTCGTTGCCGTGCAGCTGCGGCACACACAGGACACGAGGTGCTACGAGGCCTTCGGGGATCGCCTTCTGTTCAGCCAGGTAATCTGCCCAGGTCATGGTTGGTGCGATGCCTTCGGAGGCAGCAAGAACGAAGGCGCGACGGCCCATGCTGTTGTTTAGGCTCAACGCGGCGTCATGCATGGCTGACAGCTCGGCACCACTGGCCACCGCCGTGCAGATCACGATCGCCTCGAACGAGTAGTTCAGCTGCAGCGCTTTGGTCAGCGCCGTTTGCCAGGTGCCGTCGGCAGACAGCGGAGCGGCCAGACATGCCCAGTTCTCGCCGGCATTGAGGCGCGCAGCGGTGATTTGGGTTTTCAGGTCACTGGCCGGAATGCCCAGCATCACATCCAGATCGCTGTCGCTGTTGAGGGCGAGCACCTGGCCCTGATTTTTGGAGCCGGTACCGATGAACAGGAAATATTTCTCAACCTCGGTCACAGCGCCCTGGCTGAGGTTGAGGTTGTTGACGCTGACTTGACCGAGTGCCATGTAGTGCCTCGCTTAGCGGGGTGAATTTAGGATTTGTTGCAGCACCAGGTTCACCAGCGCGCTGGTTTCTGATTCGGTGCCAGGGCCGAGGAACTGACGTTTCGGCAGGGTGATGTCCCAGCTTTGCGAACCAGATGTCTCGGGTTGTTCGTCGTCCAGGATGCGGATCAGCAGACCCGCCTTGGCGTAGTTCACGTGTTGCTGAATCCACGCCACGGACGGGCGTGAAAGTGTTTTCTTGCCAGCCTGGCGTGTTTTGAAACCGAGGCGGCGCAGGCGCTTGGCCTGCTTTTCAGTCGCGGCTAGCCCCTCGGGGACCTTGTTCCATTGGCGCATCTGCGCGGCGGTACGGCGCTCGGACACACCGTTGTGCTGCTGCGTAGCCACCCAACGGGTCAGCGCGTTGCGCCAGCCCAGTTCGGCTTCCTCTGAACTGACGCGGGTGACCTCGAGCAGCTTGCCCAGGCCGGCTTCCATCTTCTTTTTGCCCTTGGTCGGGCCTTTGCGCGGGGCGAACGGCGAACCGTCCAGGTTCTTCTGGTCGCGGATCCGCTGGCGACTCATGCTGCGCACGCGCTTGGTCACGTTGTTGAGCAGACGCCGACGCAGTTGTGGGGGCAGATCCAGCAGTGCTAGTTGCTCCTCGGCACCCACCAGACCGCGCACGTCGAGTTCGAACGTGCTACGCCCCATGGCCGGTCACCTCGCCCTTCTCAGCGACCCACAGTTCGAACGGGACAAATGACCAGGTCTGACCAAAGGCGTGGATTTCGCCGTCCGGATCCTCGGTCAGATACTGCGGTTCGCTGAACTGCAGCTTGATGTCGATATCGGCCAGGTCGTTGTCGAGCATGGTTACGTCGAAAATCGCGTTCGGCAGGCCGTCGCGGTCCTGGTCATTCGTCTCCAGCCAGCTGCCAACCAACGCCATAAGGCGTGCCGGATGATCCGCGAAGCGCTCAAGGACAATGGTCGCGCCGTAGTTCATGGCGCCCATGCGCATGCCGTCGACGTCAGGCTTCCAGATCAATTCCAGTTGCACCTGGTCCGACCAGCTGTCGAGCTGTTCGGTGGACACCAGCTGGCGTTCGATGAGGTAGGCGGTCAGCGCCTTCAGCTTGATCACAGCAGTGCTGCCGTGATGCGGCCACGGCCCTGCAACGAACGAACAGCTGCTTGGCTAAAGGCGAGGAAGGTTTCCGAACGCTCCGGCAGTTCCTTGCCCGTGTTCTCGGCGCTCTCACGACGGGATACGGTGGCGAACTGGGTCAGCAGGCTGGCTTTGGCACGGGTGTAGACGGCACGCTTGTACAAAGCCACTTGATAGGTGCGCTCCGGCAGGACGGTGGTGTCTGCAGACTCAACGCGTGACACTCCAGCGCCCTGCCATTGCGCTTTTTTCTTAGCCAGATCGGTGTTCACTTCGATCATGGCTGTGGTCAGCTCGGCAACCAGCATGTCTACCAGGTACTCCGCCGGCAGGCGGCTAGCTTTCTGAAATTCGGTCACGGAGAGGTCCGGCCAAAAGCCGTCGTTCTCGATGTTCCGTTCCACAAAGGTGGTGGGGTTCCCGGAAAAGCTCATGCTGGGTGCTCAAATAGGGCAGGTAGCCGCTTCAGGCGATGCCGGACGGTCATAAATGACTTGGCTTGCCTTGGCAGTTCCCTGCGGGGGGGTGAGTCGGTTAATCGGTAGCGGCGGTTTCGCTGCTGTCGCTGTTATCGCCAGAGCTGCCTGCAGGATTCTGGTCTTCAGGAACCTGCAGAACCTCGTCCAGCCGCGTGGCAATCTCTTCAGTCGATCCCGAGGCCTGGGCTTTCAGAAGCGCTTTACGAGCGCCGGCCAGACGGGTGCCTACGCCGATGCTTTCGTACAGGGCTTCAGCGCGCTCGAAGTGCACGATCGCGGCGGTCCAGTCACGGCGGTCCATCGCCAGGAGGCCCAATTGCTTGTGGTAGCGGGCAGGGATCCGTTCGAACAGCTTCCACTCGCCATCAACCAAGTGCAGCAAGTTGGAGACGTAGGGTTCCGGACTGCGCTTGGCCTTGTATTCAGCTTCGGCCCAGTCGATGACCTCATCCGCCACAAACGTCTGGATGTTGCGGTTGAAACGCTCGGGCAGCTTCTGGTCCTGGCTCATGGCAAAGGCAGCCAGCTCCAGTCCCTTGGTGAACTGCACGGTGTCGAACAGCCAGATCAGCACGTAGACGAGCACAGGATTAGCGAAGTTGAGCCCCGATTCACGGTAGCGCTTCACGTAGTCCAGGTACTTGGGTAGCAACTCGTCACGCTTGAGCAACTGCCGCTGTTCGCGGCTGTCGATCGCGGCGATACGGTCCAAATCTACCTGCAGGCTTTGCTCCATCAGCTTGAGGTGCTTTTGGGCATTCGCAGGACTGGCCAGCGCTGTGTCAGCGGAATATGCCTTCGGAGTGGCACCGGCGACAGCAACTACGGCCAAGCCCTGGGCGAGAACGCGGCGCTTGTGCGCCAGTGCCAGGCTCACGCTGCTTCCTCCAGGACTTCTACGTTTTCAATCAGGCCAACTTTTTCCAGCTGCTCGATCACATAGCCTTCGTTACGGCTGTTGTAATCCTCGACGCGGCTACGCTTCGGATTGTCGATGGTCTGCTTACGCCAGCTGCTGGCTTGAACATAGATCGACAGGTTGTCGAAGCTGGTCACCAGTACGGCATTGGCAGGGAAATAAGGCACGCTGAACGCTGGCAGGCCACCGTAGGTAGCGATCACCTGAGCCGATTCGATACGCTCTTTTTCAGTCGGGGTACTGCCCTGTTTCGAATAAAGCTTGGCCTTATCAGCGGCGAGCAAATCCGAACCGATGATGACGATCAGGTCACCGGCATCACGCAAGCGCTCGTCGACCAACTGTTTGGCGTCGTGCACCAGGGCGTCGAGGTTGGCATAGTCGCCGGTTGGGCCCATGGTGACCTTGCCAGCGACCTTACCTTCTTCCATGACCTGTTCCGGGGCTTTCTCGCGCAACTGCTGCAGCCAGCCCTTGTTAACGTCCTGAAGCATCGGGTATTCGGTCTTGTCGCTTTGGACCGCCGTTTTGATGCCATGAAAGCCGATCATGATGCGGTCCAGCGCGATCTGGCGTTGAACAGCAGCCGAGTACTTCGCGTGGAATTCCGGGAATTTCGCCCAGGCGTCGATCTTCGCGTAAGACAGGCTGACGTCGGATTCGGTGGACGACAGCTCGTAGGTGTCGTCATCCAGCGACGACGCATCGACAGCTTCGCGATCGGTTGTCTTGGTGTTGGTACGGCCAGTTACTGGGCCGTTGGTGCCCAGGAACACCTTCTGACCTTTGATTTGGTCAACCAGGACGATGTTGATGCGTTCCAGGAAGTCGGCCTGGTGGGTGATCGCGTCGTTCAGCTCTTGGGCGACCGTCGGCTCGACGTTGAACATGCGGACAGCGGTATCAACACCGTAGGTCTCGGCGATGGCCATCTGCAGCTGGGCGTACATTTTCGCCCCGTGATTGCTCAGCGAATACGCCATGTCAGTACACCTTCTTCGGTTTGTCAGCGTCGCCGGCTGTGCGGCTGAACTGGCGGGCCTGTGGGGTGTTCATGGCTTCGCTGAACATTTTTTCGATGCGACCAAGACTGGTCAGCACTGCCTTGTTGTCAGGGACGCGGCGGCTAAGCTGCTTCTCTTCTTCGGCGGTGGTGATGATCTTGTCCACGGCGGTCTGAACGTCGGTGACGGCATCAGGGTCAGCTTCCGGTTCAACAGCGGCAAAGCTGTCGACCAGGGCTTGAATGCCTGCGGTCACCAGCAGTTGCTGTTCAACCAGGCCCTGTAGTGCCTTGGCTGTTGCTTCATCCATTGGGGGTTTGCTCTCGGTAGGGGTGTCGGTCGACGGGGCCGCTTCCTGCTCGTCAACAGCGAAGCGTTTGAAGAATTGGGCCAGTGCGCCAAACAGGTTTTTGGCTTCGTTGTCTGTGCTCATTTCATTGAAATCCAGAGGGGTGGCGGCGCTGAGACGGCCAGGAGCCGTAGGGCGCTGAGCATTGCGGCTCGGGCCGGTCTGGGCGGTGAAGTAAAGTTCTTGCGTGCCGATGCTCGCTGGCTCATCTGTCACAGCCAGGCCGCCCAAATAGTTGCGGCCGGTGCCGGCGAAATTCGGGCGGATCTCGATGCTGCCGAACAGCTTTTCGCCCAGGTCATTGAGGCGCAGCAGCTTGTCATTCGGGCGCAGCTTCGCCTCCAGGGCGATCTGGCCAGGCTTCAAATCCGAGGTGTCTTCGGATAGTCGCAGTGCATACACGGTCCCGTGTGTGCCGAACTCTCGCTCATGCTCGTACCAGATCGAGGCCGTGTAGAACGCGGTGTCATACGTTTCGGCAAGGTCGATCAATTCCTGGGGGTAGATCTCGCGGCCATCGACGGTGGGACCGCTGACAGCGACGCGCTTCCAGGATGAGACAAGGGATCGTGGCATGAGGGGGTGCGGCGCTCATCAGGTGATTGAGGCCTCACGATAGGGATGCACTGACCCGCCAACAAATTGTTTAAATCCTTGTTTGTCCGCTAGACGTGTATCGAGGACAAACGCGGATTTTCTCATCACGTTTTCCGCTTTTTCGCCGCATAGACTGCGGCCATGCACTATTCAACCGAAGTTAAAGAAGCCGCTAAACGTCTATTTCTGCGCCGCTACCGGGCCAAGGAAATTCAGGCGCAACTAGGCCTGCCTCACGTTCGCATCGTTTACCACTGGATCCGGCAGGGTAACTGGGACGACATGCTCACAGATGAAGAGCCGCTGACCGCATGCAGCCGGCGAATCACGTTGCTCCTGGAGAACGTCGGCACCCTGTCCAAGGATGACCTGAACGAGCTGGAGCGGCTTATCACCTTCCGAGAGCGCCTGCAGAAGCAATCGGCCAAGCCAGTGACGGCGGCAATTCCGGACGGCGGCGGCGACCAGGGCGAGGATGGCCAGCGCCGCGAGGGAAAGCAGAAGCCGCGCCGTGAGCGCGACGGGAAAAAGCGGGAAAAGAAGTCCAAGAACGATATCGACCATCTGACCGAAGTAGATTTTCTGGACAAGTTCACGTCCAAGCTATTCGGCTATCAGAAAGAACTGTTTGCGGCCAAGCAAAACCCCCTGACCATGCGGATCCGCAACATTCTCAAGTCGCGCCAGGTGGGTCTGACCTACTACTTCGCCGGCGAAGCATTCATGGACGCGGTGCTGACCGGTGACAACCAGGTGTTCCTTTCTGCCAGCCGCGCTCAGTCGGAGATCTTCCGCAGTTACATCATCGGTTTTGCAAAGGAATGGTTCGACATCGAGCTGACCGGCGACCCGATCATCCTGAGCAACGGCGCAAAGCTGCAGTTCATGAGCACCAACAGCAGCAGCGCCCAGGGCTACAGCGGCCACGTCTATGTCGATGAATATTTCTGGATCAGGGACTTCCAGAAATTGAACAAGGTGGCGTCCGCCATGGCGACCCACCACAAGTGGCGCAAAACGTATTTCAGCACGCCCAGTGCGGTCTCCCATCCGGCCTATCCGTTCTGGACCGGTGAGTCGTTCCGCAATAGCAAGAGGCAGAAGAAAGCGGCGGCCGGCAAGGAATGGCCCACCGACAAAGCTTTCCAGGCAGGCGCACTGTGTCCGGACGGGCAATGGCGCAAGACGATCACCATCCTGGACGCCATCGCGGGCGGCTGCGACCTGTTCAACCTGGAGCAGCTGCAGCTGGAGTACGACGATGACTCGTTCGATCAGCTGTTCATGTGCAAATTCATCGACAGCACCCAGGGCGCTTTCACCCTCAAGGATCTGGAGAAGTGCTATTCCGACCAGTCGCTGTGGACTGACTACGATCCCGAGGCCGACCGCCCCTTCGCCAACAGCCCCGTCTGGATCGGATACGACCCAAGCCGCACCCGCGACGACGCCAGCTGCGTGGTGGTCGCACCGCCCCTGGAACAGGGCGGCAAATTCCGCATCCTCGAAAAGCACTCTTGGCGCGGACAGTCGTTCACTTACCAGGCCGAGCAGATCGAGAAGCTGGTCGGTCGGTTCAACGTCCAGCACATCGGCATCGACACCACCGGCATCGGCTACGGCGTGTTTGACCTGGTGCGGGCGTTCTTCCCCCGCGTTATGTCGATCCACTACAGCCTGGAAACCAAGAACATTTTGGTGCTCAAGGCCCAGGACACGATCCAGAAGGGGCGGATCGAATGGGACGCCGGCTCAAACGACATCTCACAGGCCTTCCTGAGCATCAAGCGCGGCACCACAGGCAGCGGCCAAGTTACATACAGCGCTTCCAGAACAGACGCCAACGGCCATGCCGACGTGGCCTGGTCGATCATGCACGCGCTGCACTACGAACCACTGAATGTCGGCAGCCGTCGACGCAGCAAATACACACTTACCGGATCATCCCAGAATGTCCAAACGCAAAAATCGCCGTCCAGCAAAGCCAGATCCACAGCAGCCAGCCGCTCCGCAGCAGCCTATGCGGATGTTCACCTTCGGCGCGCCGGAACCGGTGCTGCAGGACAGCCTCGGCCACTACATCGGCGTCACCGCCAGTCACGACGGTCGTCTGTATACGCCTCCGGTCTCCCGGATCGGGCTGGCAAAGCTGCTCAGGGCGAACGCGCACCACGGCGCGATTCCAGGATTCAAGCGCAACCTGCTGCTGCGTGAGCTAATCCCGTCCACCGGCATGTCGGAAACCACCATGAGCCACGCGGCTCTGGATTTTATGGTGTTTGGCGAGGCCTATCTGTACGGCGTGCCCAATATGTTCGGGCACATCCTGGAGCTGCAGCACCTGCCTGCCATCAACATGCGCGTCCGGCTGGACGGTGGATTTGTGCGCCTGCTCGATGACGGCAAAGAAGAGGCTTTCGAGGCCCACGAGATCGTGCACATCTTCAACTATGACGTGGAACAGAACGTATACGGGGTCCCGGAGTACCTTGGCGGTATCCAGGCGCTGCTGCTCAACGAGGCCGCAACATTGTTCCGCCGGCGCTACTACAACAACGGTGCCCACGCCGGCTACATCTTCTACACCAATGACCCGAACCTGACCGAGGATGACGAGGACGAGCTGCGCTCCCAAATGGCATCGAGCAAGGGCGTGGGTAACTTTCGCAGTATGTTCGTCAACATCCCAGGCGGTGCTGAGAAGGCCATTCAGATCATTCCCGTGGGGGATTTCCAGGCTAAGGACGAGCTGGAGAAGGTCAAGAACATCACCCGCAACGACATTATCGCGGCGTGGCGCATGAACCCCGCCCTTGCCGGGATCATCCCTGAGAACTCAGCCGGGTTCGGAGACATCGAGAAGATCGATCGCGTGTACACCAGCAACGAAATCCGGCCCATCTGTCAGCTGTTCAACAAAGCCAATGAAGTGCTGCGGGAAGACCGGCGATTCAGCTGGCGCAAAATCCCCGAAGCATCCGAAACCACTGGATAAAACAACATGTTTTCGGGGGCAAAAAACTACTAACCGTGGCAAAATGATGCCATGCAAAAAAAGGATTACGGAGGGGTACATGCGCGTCTACTGCACGGTCTGCAATAGCAAAGGAAAAATCCGAACAACCAGGGAACAGACGAAACAGTTTTCCAAGCTGTATTGCCTGTGCCTGAACACGGAATGCAACCACACGTGGGTGGCACACCTGACTTTTTCGCACTCACTTACTGCGCCAGTTCGCACACTGGAGACCCTGCTGCTTGATCAGTTGCGGGACATGCCTGTGTCGCAACAACAGCAGTTGATCGCCCAACTGGGGATACAGCCTGGCATCTGACCGGGAACGAACCAACCCCGGCCCCCCCGCGCGAACCCCCTTCCCTGTTTGATTTCACTCCCTCCACTACCATGCCTGCTCCGCAGGCATAGTAAGCCGCCCCCCGATATCGAATGTTGACCCATCAAGCTGCGCGGCGGAACCCGCGCAGCGGCCGGTGGTCTGACAACCTCGCACCCAAAAATCTCAGCCGCGCCGCTCGATCGTGCCCGCGATCGCCGCTCGCAAATTTCGATTGCACCTCGGCGCGCCCGATTACCGCTTTTGACGCCCGCTGGATCCCCGGCACCGTGTGCCGGGTATCCAGAGCTGGGTGCAGGGCACTGCCCTGCCGCTGGTGCGGGCGCGCAGCCCGCGATCCTCTGGAGAATTGAGCGAAGCGAGCTGAGCCCTTGGGCGAAGGCATCATAATGTACCCAACACACAAGGCCTGTGGACACCTCGGAAGCCTCTTTTTATACCCATCGGGGGTGCTGAGAGGGGTATAAAATTCCATTTAATTCAAAGGCCTTCTGGTTGCCCCGCTCTCGCGCCGGCGACGCAGACAAATCGCGCTGTAAATCAGACGGATACATGGCGGATTGCCGCTATGGTGATGCGCGGCTGAAGGTTGGGTGCTGAGGTAGGGTGTTTTTTCGACTGCCAGACGTAGCCTGGCCTCGCAGGGGATGCGATCGCTTCGGGGGGTTAGGTGTCCTTCTTGACCTGGACGTTGCGCAGCAGGCGTGCCATGGCGTCGTTTACGCCACCAGGCCTGCTATCGGGCTCTTGGGGAGCCCTGGTACGACCAGGAGAGTTGCCCTGCTCTGGCATCTCTCCCTGACTGTGAGCCACCTTGCGTGCCTCACTACGTTCCCAGTTGGTACGTGACTGCTCGCGCCGCAGGGCCTCCAGGGATGCCTTCTCTTGGCGCGCCAGGCGAAGCCCACTGATGTCGCGCAGCTCCTTTTCACGCTTCTTCAGCGCTGCCTTCTTCGCCCTGAACCAAAGGTACCGCACGCCGAGGTCAGCAAAAAACTTCTCCGTGAATCGCACCAGGACACGGGTACGCACCAGGTTAAGTCCGGCTTCGTCCTTTTCGTCCAGGCGGATCTTCTCGACACGCCGGTACACATAGTCAGCCAGCTCCATGCTTTGCAGCAGGCGGTTGAAGGACGCTGCAGAGACGCCGCTGTCCTCTGCGACACCGCATTGGGTGTTCAGGAAGAACTGCCCACGTTCGACGTCAAGCCACCCCATAACGCCTGTGGCCAGATCGAGGCGCAACAGCATCTGCTCGGCAACCTTGGCCAGCGCATCGAATTTCTCGGAGCGTGTGCGGCGGCCGCCATGGATGGTGTCCAGATCGCGCAAGTAGGTGCCGCGCAGGTCGCCGATTTGGCTTAGGCGCTTAAACGCCATCCGCAGTAGGGGGTTTTTGAGCTGCTGGCCAGTGAGCCGGCGCGGAGCGGAATAACGCGGTGCTCGGGCAGGCGATCGCAAAGCCGCGTGGGGATCTTTCTTGTCGCGATGCACAGCAGTAGGCCGACCCTTTTTGGGGCCGGCCTTGCGGTCGCTCGTTCGCGAGTTGATGTCCTTATCCGGCTGATTCACAGGCGCTAGTTCACCTGGTGCAGGGTAGGTTTCTGATGCTGCTCAAGCAGCACGTCTTCGGCACGCGAGCGCAGTTCGCAGCAGCGCGCTTCCACCGACCGAAGCGTGTCGACGAAGTCAGGTAGCTTTGCGACGTCCTGGAAGTCGATGTGACCGTCTGCAAGTATCTCGCTGCCCAGGACCACTGTGTCGCCTAACCTGGCGACAAGCAGACCGAACGCCCCTAGGGGGTTGCCGTCACCATCCTGCTCGCGAGCACCAGTCAACCCATGACGGCTGGCCAGTTCGTTGATGCAATCGTCTTTGAAGTCGCCATCAAGAGCGTCTACCCATGCCTCTTCCAGCCAGCACGGCAGATCCACCTCACCGTTGAGCCAGCGGCCAACGCGCCGCAACCAGGCCCCTGATGCTCTGAGAAACGCCGGCGCGTCGTTGCCCTTGGCCAACTCGTCAAAATCGGGCACGTCCTTGCTCACAGCTTTGCCTGGGACGATCCGATGCAGATTGCTGCTCAGCAGCTGGGCAAAGTCGTCCTGGCTGAAACCCGTGCGCGCGATCATCTCAACGGCATGGGCCACCAGCACCTGGTCACGGGACGTGGACATCTGTCCTGAAGTGGACGTGTTCATGCAGCACTACTGCTTTTAGGCTGCACTGGCTCTAGGTCATCTTGAGCATTTGAAGGGAATGGACGTACCTCTTGAGCAACACAGGAGCCATCAGTTTCTACTGACACTTCAATGTTGCGGCGCGTTTTAAGAGCTTTAGCGATAGATGCGGGTTTGCAGCCTAAAGCCCGAGCAACGCGGGCTTGCCCGACCTTCCTGACAAAGTCACTCAGCGATATTTTTTCCATGGCGTACACCTAAGGGGCATTGAACGGCCAGATATTAGCCCCCGGCATACTCTAAATCAACATTTATATACCGTAGGCATCGATTATTTCATTCGATAGAACCCTTGGGTAAACCCTTATTTATTAGCCTGCGGCTTATAATCAGCACATGACCTATACGAAAAAACCACTTCCTGCTGACCTCATGGCTGAATGCCAAGCCGCTCACGCGCTATTCCTTGCGAAAAAGAACGGTCTCAAACTTAACCAGAGGAAAATCGCAGATGCCGCTGGTATCACCCCTGCCTCGGTGAACCATTATCTGAAAGGTATCAACGCCTTGAACGCCAGGTTCGCATCGGTGCTCGCGAGGTTGATTGAAGAACCAGTCGAAAGCTTCAGTCCGCGCTTGGCGGCGGAAATAGCAGAGCTAGCAGGCACCACGGGCCATTCAAATGTGGGCCCCATGCTGCAGCCGTATCGCGAAGCCAAGGAGTACCCGCTAATAACGTGGGTCGACGCTGGCCAAGGTATCGAGTCATCAGCCAGTTACCCGTCGGGCATCTCTGACGAATGGCTGAGCTCTACAGAAAACGCCGGTCCAAAGGGCTACTGGTTGAGGGTCAAGGGCAAGTCCATGACCTCTGACACCCATCCTACTTTTCCAGAAGGGACCCCGATACTGATTCGCCCAGAAGGCTTCGATATCATCAGCGGGAAATTCTATGTTGCCCGCAACACGGTCAGTGGTGAGACGACATTCAAGCAGTACGCGATGGACGCAGGTGTTGGTTACCTGGTGCCCCTAAATCCCAGCTATCAGCCTGTTTTATTGGACAACAATTGGGAAATTATCGGTCGCGCGATCGACGCCAAAATCACTGGTATGTAGCGGCTTAACCAGTCGGGGCCGGCATCAACTCCGGCAACTGGTCGGGTTGGCCGCAACAGTTCCAAGCCATCACCGCCATGTGCGCGAACTTGTACCCGGCGCTGATCGGTAGCACCGGGCAACGCGCCAGTGAGCAACTGACGTACCAGCTGGTGTCGCAATCCTGAGCCAGCTGGGCCGCTGATTTACACCAGGGGCACGGTTGCAGGTTATTGGCCATGTTCACGGCGACGTTTGGGCCACAGGTGCCACCACCTTGATACGCGGATGAATTCCGACCTTGGCCAGGTGCATCAGGCGAAATGCGGCCTGCTTGATCACCAGGGCATCGACCGATTCCCCCGCTGCCTGACACTGCCCAATGGCCTGCTGGTGGGTCGCGTGGATGTCGGCACGCCACTGCTCTGCTTCGGCTTCCGTTATCCATTCAATCACCACCAAGGACTTGAGCAAGGCGCGCGCCTCGGCGTAGTAGCGGGCGCGGTATTCGTTGGTGTTCTGACGAGCCAGATCACTCATCGCCCCTTCCAGCTGGTGCAGCAGTTGTTCTCGATGGGTAAACATGTCGAATTCCAGTCAGGCGCCGCCCTTCCGATATCGGAAGAGGTGGCTCAGATTATCGAAGGGGGGTTAAGCGGATTTACGTTGCTCGAGCACTGCCTGGCGAGCGGCTTCGAACTCACTCGAAACAATCTCGGTAGCACCGTCGACCTGGTCGCCACCGTCTTTGAGCTGGAAGCCCAGGTGCAAATAGACGACCCCGGCGAACTCGAAAAACACTCCACCGCTCAGCCAGACGCTTCCCCAATCGATACCGATTGATTTCCAGACGTCGTCCTTACTGATGCGTGCCGGACAGTGCTCTTCCCACAACGCGACAAGGCGTTCGTGCTCAGCTTTGATCGCTGCCCTGGCTTCCTTGGTTGAACCCTTTTCGGGTTTTGGAGCGTTGCGCAGGGCGCGATATCCGTATTCATCTGGACGACGCCAGTGAGCGTCCAGCTCGCGGCTGTCGCTGATCTTTACGCCACCTACATAGTTGTCGCCGCCGGAGTACATCGGAGAGCCAGGGCCGCCGAATATGTCCTTTAGGTTCTCGCGCTTTACGTCGAACTCGGCGCGATTGGCATCCCACACCTGGATGGCTGCGAGAACGGCTGGAGCGGTCGTTTTGTAAAAGTAGCTGCTCATGACCGCAACTCCTTCTGGCGCTCTATGTCGATCTGATCGTAGAGCTTGTCGACCTTTTTCTCCTTCACCTTCAACGCCTCGTAGCGTTTGAAATGGTCCGTCCACGCCTTGCCGTATGGTTCCATCAAATCAAGAAGACGGAGCTTTTCTTCTAAGCAAGTCGTCTCATTGACCTGGAGAGCAAGCCGGTCACGCTCGGCAAAATCAATCCCATCACTCCACCTGCTTTCAGCTTCAAACGCCGCGACAAGGTCGGCGGATTGCTGTGACCATCGCATGTAAAGGATTTCGCTACGCTTGGGCAACTGAATAAACTGAGTCCGAACCCAGGCTAGCAGTTCGTCCTTAGTCAGCTCGTCCAGGATATCTTTCTGGCGGGTCATGGCGTCTTCACCTGATTAACACCTGGTGGTGCGCTGTGAACTACTATATGGCCCTGTCCGATCTTGAAGTTCTTGATCACTGCGATGCACACGTTCCAGGCCTCGCGTGCCACCGCTTCGCCCGCCTCCACTACGTTGCCCTGGTCGTCGATAATTGCCAGACGCGCAGGTCGGCCATCCGCTGTGGTGAACTTGTAGCCGCTGGTGACGTTGGCAGCTATCCGGCCATTCTCCAGGGTGCCTGTCTCTGGGATACCAATCATGGCCGTGCTCCTTGTTCTACTGGGTCTGTGTATTTGTTTACGATCAGCGCGATGGTGTTTGCGTGCGATGAGCGATCGATCTGGGCGCTGTCGATAGCGCGCCAGTTTTCGGACTGGATAGCGGAATCGATTTCCACGTTTGCGCTCCTCCAACCGGATACGCTGCGCGAGAGAAGTTGCCTGTCTTGCTCTGAAAATTCGAAAGTCATAGTCATGCCCTCCTCAAGCGGTCACATAGCCGGCGGTGGTTTTTCGCAGTTCGCCCAGGTCGAGCGCTGCACGGAATAGCTTCATCGCTCGTCGATTCCCGACCCGAGCTGAAGCAGTGAAGTCACGCAGCGATATCGGCGTGCCTGGCTCTGCTTTTCGTGTGATGTCGAGCAACGTCTTCATCAACACCACGTCCGGTGATCCGAACAGGTCCTGCTGCTCGCCAGGTGTCAGTTGCTCGGGGGCTGTTGCCACTGTTGCCGTAACCGTTGCCAGCGTTGTCGAGGCCGTCGTCTCTGGCAACGAGGGTTCGGACAGGCTGCCGACGCGCAGTGCAGATCCAATCAGCGCGGGCACCGCTTCCAGAGCGATCGCAAACCCGGCACACAGTAATATCGCCAACAGCTCAGGCAGCCCAACAGACGCCGACGGTCTGGCCCGCAGTTCGGTCAGTTCTACCGATGCCCGATCGAGCCGCTGGAACACCTGCTCACGCTGACCATCGATCCGTACCAGGGCAGACGATTCCAGCTCTTGCGCCTTGCTGACAATGCCGCGTTCGCGCAGTTGCCGTGCCTGATCCCCGATCGAGCGTGCGTCTTTGTGCAGGGACGCGAGCTGCCGTAGCCCATCGGACCTGACCGCCTGCAGATCAACCATGCGTTGTTCGGTAACAGCTGCGTACCGCGCTTGGCCAGAAACGATGGACGTCAGTAGTCGGTCGTAGGTAGCCCAAGCTGATACCGCTGCCAACATCAGAGCCGAGATAATCATCAGGACCGCATAGGCACGTTTGCCTGCCGCCAACATGCCCAAAGCGATCGGCCAGGCGAGGTACTTGTATAAATCGAGCAGCACCGCAGCAGCGGCGAACACAGCGGCCAGCAACGGGTCGGCAATCAGAGTCGACATGGCCATGCCAACAGATAGAGCGGTGACACTGGAAAGCGCTACTGCGATGGCAAGCAACAACCAGCGAACCCGCTGGCAGATCAGGTGCTTAGGCATGGCTCACCCCCTGTTTGATCTGGCGGATCTGCGCATGCGCTGAGCACAGCGCGTCTCTCAATCTTTGGTTCTCGCTTTGCAGCGATGCGGTTGCAGCTGTCTGGCCAGACCTCCAGCCCATCCAGTAAGGCAGAGCCATGGCGATCACCTGGCAAACAGCCAGACCGGCCAATATCAAAAGGAGTTGAGCGGTAGTCATTGCCACTCCTTGATTTGGCGCACTAGCTGGGAGAGCACTTCGTAACCCTGGTCAAGATCTGCGGGGAGCAGCGCCAGAGCCGTGATCCCGGCCCCACCCAACAAAAATCGAAAGTAAGTCTGGTCTGCATTACTGGCGGAGGCCGTGAGTAGCAGCCTGAGGTCGTGCATTCCGGATTGCGGCAACAGATAGAGTCCACGACGACCCGTCGCTGCATTGCGCAACAGATATTCCAGGTCTCGATCCAGAATCGGCTGGGCCATCCGTTCGTAATGCAGGTTTGCCAGCTCTTCGACGAAGTGCTCGACTTTATGAGCCGTGTCGTCGAGAAGCCCAACGGTTAGCGTGTTGACCGTCTCACCCAAACGGACCTGCACGGCAACTTCTGAACCGCATTGCTCAATCGTCAAATGGGCGTGAAGGAAGCTCGGTGCATAGTTGCAGATGAGAGAGAGAGGGAAAACGCCGTTTTGTTTGACGTACTCGGCCAGCTGCGCTTTGGCATCAAACGAAAGGCTAAAGGTGGGGCGATTCATGCGGTGGACCTCCATGGCAATCAGAGCAACACAAATCGTTGTCCTGACGTGATGGAGCAAACGTTAGCCTAGGGCATACAATTAAGCAACCCCGGGCTAACAAATACTATAAATGCACGGCTAGATATATGCCTGAGATAAATGTTGATTCGTCCACGTCAGCCCTACAGATCCACACTCCAAGCGAGTCACCCGCACGCTGTCCTCAACGTCCAGCTGGTCAAGCAAGCAATCCCAGTCTTCAAGCTTTTCATTAGATAACCTGGAGATAATCGTCCGCCTTCGCGTCTGCGCCGCCGAGCTGTTCACCTGACGGTGAATGCGGCGTGCAAGCTGCTCAAATGGCGTATGCAATTGCTCAAGACCACCGGAATAGACGCTGTGAGACATAAACACTCCTTGCTTATACTGTACGTACAACCAGTATATGATAGCTTCTCGCCAGCCTACAAGATCAGTCCCAGTCTTCGCTGGCCACCCATTCCCCCGATCGCCGGTTGATCTGCAGTAGCCTGTGTTGACCCGTGCGGGAGATCAGCTGCACATCTATAAACTTGCTCTTACGATCCTCGTCGCCCATCCCTCGCATATAAACGACGATCCGCTGGAATGTGTCCATGACTAACTGGCGCACCTTTTCTCTCGCACTGTAGTCGCCCGCATTGACTAGGGCAGCCAGCTCAACCCATTGTTCCTGCTGAGCTGGCTTACCTGATCCCGAAGCCGCCGCCAGTTCATATTCAATGTTCGCGACGTTTTTTTCTGCCTCAAGCTGCTGCGCCTCAAGCTCACGAGCTTTGCGCACGAATGAGATCGGCGCGGGACCGTCCTCGTCGGCCATCAGCGCGGCTGTGACTCTTTCAAGCTGCTCCGAGATTTTCTGCACCGCCGCGCGGGCCCCCACTAGTTGATGGCGAAGGCCCTGCCCGTCGTCACCAACCTGCATCAGTCGCTGCAGGTTGAGTCGGTCAGAACAAAAGTTGAGCAGTGCCTTCTCGATCGGGACCACACTGCACGATCCACCGGAACCACAACCCTCATTACGCCCATACGACACGCAATGTAGACGGCGATGGCCATCAGCGAGTGTGCCGTCAGCCCGGGCGCGGGTCATGTAGTTCTGCCCAATGATCGCGGTACCGCAATAGCCGCAATACGTCAGACCGATGCCAGTGATAATCCCTGGAATTTCACCTTTCATTCGCCGCCGTAATCGTTGGCCGCCCATGTGCTGGAGTTCGGCCCATTCTGTTTCCGACAACAGGCGCGGGTAGTAGTCCTCCAGAACAAACTCCTCACCATTGATGGTCAGGCTCTTAGCTCCTCGCAGGGCCTGGAGCTTGATCAGCCGGTATATCTGCAGTGTGGTAATTCCGACGTTGCTGTAGCTAAGCCCCTCGTCGTGCAGGATACGAACCGCCCGGGCAGCCCCCATCCCCTCTAAATACAGCTGCAGGGCTCGACGTACAGTCGCAACCCGCTCAGGAATCAGTTCCCATTCGGTACCAGTCCATTTGAGCCACTGAGGATCTTTGCCGTTGCGGATCTGCCCACGATAGGTGCCAGCCTGCCAGGCTTCGCACAGCCGCCGGATCGAGGCCTTAACTCGCTTGCTCTTCGTGTCCGACTCTTCGTGAGCCCGGATCATGACCAGGAGCGAATACACAAGGTCCATCGGCTGGGCTTTCAAGCCGGCGCGGTTGTATTCACGGCCATCACTGGCGGTTACAACGGTAATGCCGGCATTGATAATCTGCGCCAGCTGGGCTTGGGCCTGGATCGGTTCGGCACGACTCAACCGGTCCAACCCTTCTACGACCAGGACAGAACCGGAAGCGATACGGCCTTCCTCGATCGCAACCAAGAAAACCCCGAGCGCTCCCTGGGTGATGTGACGTTGGTGATATGCCGATAGACCTTCATCACGCATGGAGAGCGATTCGTCGAGCATCAAGCCTTTTTCAGCGGCCCACTTCTGGGCGTACTGCAACTGACGATCGGCACTACTGCCCGTGGACTGCCGAGGGTCTGAGAACCGCAAATAGCTGTATACTCGCGCACCGTTTTTAGCCAT